TTTGATAGTTCTGTTATTGAATATTCGTTCTGGATTAAATCAAATACTCTTTTATCGTACCAGTGCAACTCATCTAATTCTTTTTGCAATACTTGATCAGCTGAATCAAAATCAATATAATCTCCAGATTCTATCTCTAAAACTAAATCAAGAGGAACTTTATTATGTTTATTCTTTTTATTACACATTTGCAAGAATGATGTTTTAAGAGTTAAATATATATAGTAGTAGTTTACCTCATCTCCATAGGATATGTCTAAACCCTTTTTAAGCATCTTTCCAATCACAAGATACATATTACTTACAATATCCTCTGCTTCGTCTTTAGAACACCCAAATTTAAGTGTTGTATTTATCCATTTTTTATGGGATTCAAATACCTTTTCTAACATATAATTATATTTACATAAATATAAGTTATTAATACTAAAAATAAACGGAAAGTTATTCACAAAAAAATAAGTGGCAACGAGATATAGCTATCCCAAAACCACATATTTAATTGAATTTATATTCTAATGAATAATTGAATGTATGTGTATGAAGTCATACATAAAGAAATATTAGTAAATATAAAATTGATTATATATATAATGATTTTTTTATGACAATTTCATAAATATTGAAAGTTATTTTATTAATTTATAATAGTTCTAAATAATATATTTAATAACATAAGTGTTCTAACGATGTTCCTCCTTCTATTATTTCACATTTATCTTTGTTCTTCCAACCCCAAGACTTTACTCTCAAACTAACTAATTCATATATCTCTTGTCTTTTATCAATCGGTAAATCCTTAATAAGCATACTTAAAGGGTCTTTTTTTTCTTTTAGATGCATTTGCTTAACAAGTTCTTTGTATTCGTTTAAACGCTTCTTTTTAGATTTCTGATACTTTAAACGTTCGTTTAATTTATCTTTGAAGTACATATCATAACAATCTCTAAACAAAGGATAGGTTTTGTAGTAAGTATCCACATTTGACATTGCTATAAAAATGGATGATCTATTCTTTTTAATACCTCTTGTTTCAAACCATTCAGCAATTAATCTATCATTCATATAATTAAACTTGTGTAATACATTGTAGAATAAACATCTTATTATTACTGAATTTGTTTTTCTCGAAGTATCGTTTAAACTCATTCCAGTTATCTTTTCAAAATCCTCTGCTAATTTATCTGCTATTTCTTTATTATATACGTTCATATTATTCTATTGTTTTTGCTCCGTTCTCTTTTCGTATTCTATCTGATGTTTCTGTTAATTCTTTTGTGTTAAATGAATAAGCTATGCAAACTTCTTGTAGTTTACTAAAATCATTGAAATCAAATTTATTTAATAACCATTCAATAAACTCTAATTTATTTGCAACTAACTTATCTCCTAATTCTTTTTCATCTACTTCCTCTATCTTTGAGAAGTAACTGTTTTCAATGTCAATTAAATCAGACATTGTTTTCCTAACGTTATTTTTTATTCTCTGTCTAAATAATCCAGAGGAATCTGCTTCTTGTAAAAAGTGTAAATTGACAAAGCAAGTTATTATTGCTCCACTTATTTGTTCTAATTGTTTTTCTGTGTATGTTCTCATATTTTATTTGTTTTATAACATTGATGCATTAAAGCAATCTCTACTGCAAACACCTTCGCTTTCTATTGATGTTCCACATTCTGTGCATTCGTATTCTTTATCTTCTAAATAGTTCTCTAAATCGTAATCTAATTGGTTCATAGTTCTTCGTTTAACATTTTTATTTTCTCCTTTAATATCTCTGCTTCTATCTCTACTTCTAATAAGTTCATTTTATGAAGAAGATAAGCATTGTCTGTTAGCTTTGCTAAATCTTTTATCTGTTGTATTGTATCTCTCATAATTAGTTATCTCTGATTGTAACTATTATTTTTACTGCTATTATTATAAATATTGTGATTAATGTTCCCATAACTATAATACTTTTACGTTACCATTACTGTAATGCTCACAGATAACTCCAGTTGATAATCTAACAACCTTGTAAGGTTTTAAGTTCTTGCTCTCTTTTACTTGTTTGATAATTCTTTTAATTGTTTTCATCTTGTCTTTGTTTTTAATTATACACCAAATATACAAAACATTTTAAGTTATCAACTACCTTTTAACAAATTTTAACATTTCTTTAACATTTGAATAAAAAAAAGAGAAGCTATCTTGCTTCCCTTATTCTTTCTATTTCCCTTTCTAAATAGTCTTTTGCTTTTAATAAATCTTGCAATTCATCTTTCTTTTTACCAGCCCTACATACATACTTTAATATGTTTCCTCTGGAGAAGTTTAAGTTAAAATCATTGATCACATCAATTACATCATAATCTTTACCATTGTCATAGTGTGTTTGTGTACTTCTTATCATAATAATTCATTTATGTTATTTAATTTATAATTTTCTATTTCGTATGTGTCTGCTTTTAATGTAAAAGAAGTTCCATTTGTACGTTCTCTTTTAGTTCCTTTTTTATAAAGAATTGATTTTTTCAATAAATCATCTTTAGATAAATAACCACATATATTTAATTGATTTGATTTTTTATTTAATGAAGTAAATATATAATAATCACAATTAAAATCTTTTTGGAATGCAATAAAATTATTTACAAAATTAGGTTTAGGGTCTACTGTCCTACCCATTGTTTTTACATCTATTTTTTTTCCATTATGTTTAAAGTCAAAACCACCATCAAAACCATAAGAAAATTTATATTCTAAACCAAAGAAATTAACAACCATAACTTCCCCAACAAGTCCAACAAATTGTTGCTCCTTATTTCCGTTCGCTTCTAATCTATTTCCTAAATTATTATTTTTTAGAAAATCCCAGCATTTAATTTTTAATTCTTTTGGTATTTTTATATTCATTTTCTTTTTGTTTATCATAGTTATAAATCTTGGTATATAAATCCCAAATTGATTGATATGCTTCTTGCAAATTAAATTCCTTTCCTTTCATATAATACTGAACGCTATGCCCTCTTTGATACTTTACCTTATAGTTTGCACCAGATGATTCTAAAGTTATCACAAAACCCTTTTTAAAGCAATGTGATTGTGCTTTGTTGTCGCAGTTCTTAAATGGTTTTAGTTTCTTCTTAATCTTTGCCATTTATATCTTCATATAATTCTATTAACTCCAATGCTTTATGAACTCCTTTTGCCTCACAATTTCTTTCTGCTTCAATCAACTGCAACCAATATTCATATATATCATTTCTATCTCCACTTCTAAAATAACTATCAACACAACTTCTATATGCTACTACTTGTAATTGTTTGCATTGCTCTTTTTCGTACATAACTAAATGTTTAAATCGTAAAAATCTTTATTCTCTAAATACTTGTAATAGTTTTCAGTTGCAAGATCAAGTTTTTCATATCCACCTCTTATAAAATCATCATTAAACTCAAAGAAACCAACCTCTTTTGAACGTTTATCAACAACCGCATACTTGAACTCAAATGATTCAAAAAGTTCCAAATACAATGCAGCTTGTAAGTCATAATTGTAAAGCAACGCAGCTTGTTCAAATGTTGAAATATCACTTGTTGTTTTTATATCACATACAACACCAGCTAACAATATATCTGCTTTACCTCTAAATGGTAATCCGTTGTAATTTGCTATTGCTGGTATTTCAAATTCAGCATCTTTAACAAGTTTCTTGTACTGTTGATTATCTAAAACCGCATCAGCTATTTCTTGACATCTGTTTAACTCTGCTCTTGTGTAAACTGATTGTGCTGGTTTTTCTTCAACTGCTAATTTATATAGATTACTCCCTTTTGTGCTATCAATGATTGTTAGTTCTTCTATTCTATGCGGTTCTAAAGCCAATAGATGTATTAATCTGCCATCTCTGAATGGTTGAGGTTCTTTTGCCTTTGGTGGTTCTTTTAGTTTGTTTGCGTATGCCTCTGGGCTTTCAAGTAAACTTTTACACATTGAACTGCTCAAAGCATTTTTACCAAGATAACCGTAGTAGAATGAATCATCATCCATTTTAGCAAGTATATCTTTTACTTTAAATTCTTCGTTGTTTAATAGTTTAATTGTTTTTATCTTATTTTAGTTTTATTGCTTTGTTTATATCTAACTCTGCTATCTCTTTTTTAACCCACATACGTTTTTTAAATTCTGTTGTTGCTGGTAGTGATTTAGTAAACCATTTTATATCTATATTGTTTAGATTAAATAAATAGATGCCTTCTGGTGTACTATTAATGTAAATTGGAATATCTAAATTTTTATCTGATTCCTTTATAATAGCATCGTATTTTGACTTTTCAAGTATTAATGTATCGTAATGCTTTCTTCTACATTTTAACTCAATTCTATTTTGAGTTTCAATATCGTAGCAATCCCATCTGGATATCGTATTTTTACTGTTTACTAATGTTTTATAATGGTTTTGTGATAACCATTCAAATAAATCCTTTTCTTTCCAGTTATTCATATATTGCTAATATAGTGAAATTATTTAGAAATCATAATCATCATCAACAAATTTAGGTAATCCATTATCTTCAAAGGCAAAACTAAATGTATCAAAGTTTCTGTTTCTCCCTCTCCTACATTCAACAGTTACCCAACCTTTATTGACTGTATTCTTTTCTAACATTATTTGAGTTTCACATTTTTTTTCAAGTGCAGAACCAAGAACCCCAGTTGGCTTTGTTGAACCATAGTTAGAATGTATAATCGTTGATATATGGCAATCAAGTTCGCCAGACCAACGCATCAATAATTCTTGAACCTCTGTGCATTGTTCCATATTATTAACATCAGTTACCAGATCGGCACAACCATCAATAACAACTAAACCAATTTTCTCATCTTGAAATTTAGTGTATAGTATGTATTCAATAAAGTTTCTTCTTTGTTTGTAATCCATTGTACGTAAAGCATAAAAATGATAATTATCATCTTGCATATATCCGTTCATTACTAATGGTCTTCTTGCTACTTTAGAAGCGTGAAACATACCTTGCTCTGTATCGAAATGAATTATTTTTCTACCTTGTCTATGCCCTTTTAATTTACCAGTATATTCATTTTTACCACCTTGATAAGCAGAAACAAGTAAACTCATAAAAAACGATTTACCTACCTTTGGATAAGCGTGTGTAAAACTGAAATTACCATAGGTGCATATTGGTATTGGGTAAGTCTTTTGTGTTCCATCTGTATCAATGTCAATGTAATTACCACAAGAAATAGCAACTGGAGGATAGTCTATATTTTCAGCAACATCTAATTCTGCTTCAAGTTCTAACTCCTCCATTTCTTTAAGGATCATCATTCTCTTTATTTCATCTGCACCTTCATCTTTATAATTGCTTTGTTTTTTCATCATCTATATATTTTTGTATTTTTGTTTTATAAAATTTACCAAGTATATTATCGTTTATGAATTTATCACTTTCTAAAACGTTTTCTTTAAATTGTAGCATTGTTTCGTAATATGTCATCATAGTACGATTATAACAAATGTACATTATTTCTCGGTAACAATCTTCACTCTTCCATTTTTTTGTAAACTGGTTGCTTCCAGTATATTTAAACCAATTGCTCTCAACATATTCAACTCTTTTTCTTTTATATCCTTTTAACGGAGGTTTAGTACGTTTATTAAGGAGTATCTTTTTACCAATGTAATATTTACTTTCTTTCCAATTATGTATCTTGTAAACGAATCCAATTGCTTCTGCTGGTAAATCTGATCTTTCTTTAATTTGTTTTCCTTTGTAGTTCCACATAGAGTAAAAAAAGGGATGATATTAACACCCCTTTGAATTAATTAATAGGTTATCTATAACGTTCTGTGACCTCTTAAAGAATACCTGTTTATAGCTTATCGTGAGTTAAACTAACTTAACCTATTATTTTGTTAATTAAAATGGTAAATCATCTGTGACAAGTTCTGTTGCTTGTTGCTTCTCTTTCTTTTCTGATTTCTGAACGAATGATTGTAAATCATCTGATGCGTAATAGATTTTTCCATTTGCAACGTACTTCTTTTTATCTCCATTATCTCTTTGCTCCTTTGATTGTGGAATTGTAAAAGATACATTTTGACCAAAGTTCCCTTCTTCAAAGATTGAAAAATTTAATTTTAATTTTTTGATGGCTTTACCATTTTCATCTTTCTTTGCAACTAATTCTCTTTTTGCGTTGTATGTTAATACATCTTCAAAATATTGAGATAATGATTTAATTGTTGCTAATGGTAATTCAACATCTCCTAATAAATAACTTTTGTTTGCACTCATAATTTTAATTTTAATTTAATTGTTAATTGTTATAATCCTACTTCTATTCCGTTGTCAATTGTTTCTATAATATGTCTGAAAACACTTCTCTCTTGTTCGCCAGTTACATCTACTCCATTTAGTAATAGTCTGTAATGATCCTCTTTCTCTGTTGGCTTTAATTCTATACTATTCATATTTATTTATTTAAAAGTTCCTTTGTTTCTTTTGATATTCTGTATTTAGCTTCTACTTTATCAATACTTCCTCCACCTTTAATGTACGCTTGTACTTTCTTAAATTCAGCAGTACCCTTGTTTAACCATTGTTTATCTGATGATGGTGCTTTAGGTGCTTTATTATGTGTGTTTGTTGCATCTGCATCTTTTGTATCATCAATTAGAAATAATCCGTTTAAAGAGTACTTTCTTGCGTATGAAGAAGAACTACCAAATGATTGTGCAATGTCCATTCCTTTCCTATTTGGATCAATTCCAGCTTGTGCTTTAACGTGAACTTGATTCTCTCCATCAGAAATAATTGATATTGCTTCTACAAATAACAATCCTCCAAGTTCTTTTACTTCATCAGATATTGTTAATGTACATTTATGCTTCTTTAATAGAGGTTTAACTGCTTCTAAAATATCTTCACAACTTCTGTAATTGTACTTACCAAAATTATTTCTTTGGTTCTTTGGTGCTTTTAATTCGCTTTGAATTAATCTTAATTTATCCATCTTTATAATTGTTTTAAATTTAATTTTTTACTAATTTCTAATTGTGCTTCTAAAACCTCTACTCTGTTTTCTAATGCTTCTATTCTATTGTGTAAATAGTCTTGATAATCTTGGTTCATAATTGTTAGTCTTTTAATATCTTCTGTGTGTGTCATAACTTATTGTCTTTCAAATATATAAAAAAAATCTTAATTATCGTCAATAACATCCATAAAATCATTGTAAGAATAATTCTCCTTTATACGAAACTTTGTTCTAATTCTATCTTCTGTAAATTCTGATCCTTTAGCATATCCAATTATGAATGCTAAAAAAACTACTCCTCCAAATAATATTAAATCTTCTATCATAATTATTCGTTTATTTTTACACTTAATCCTAAATAGTTTCTTGTACCTCTTTCTGGCATCTTTACTTGATAGTTAATTCTTATATCAGTTAAGTTATTATCTTGCTTTAAATGATACTCTATTTGCTTTTTTAGCTTATCCCAAGCAGAGTCGTTTATCTTCGTAGTACTTTCCATTGTTCCCAAAAGTTTTTAAGTTTGTTAGTAAATGATTTACTTGTTTCATTATACACCTGCTCTTCAATTTGCTCCCAATCAGCAAAGTCAGCGTGTTCTTTACATATGTTGCAAATATCGGTTTCCCATAGTCTACTTGCACCACAACAATTTGATTGTTCCATAATACTTTATTTAATGATGGTGTCTCTATTAATAAAATTCATTTATTGTACTGCTATGGTATCCC